GTGAGCGGACAGGCACCGCGCACGACTTCAATGGCGACTGGCATGCCGTTTTCGACCTCGACGGCATTCCACCCGGCCCGTTCAACGGGCGCATGTTGCAGTGGCTGAACAAGCAGCTAGGTCACGAGTTCGCGTCCCTCCCCGGAGCCCAAGCAGCGTTCGCGCAGCGGCTCGGATATTCACGCTGGACCGACATCTACTAAGACCCATGCCAAGAGAGACCTACGTCATGAGGGGCGGCAAGCTCGTCCCCAAGCACCTCGCCGCGCCTCTGCACAAGAGCGCCGCCAGTCCGACGTTCATGCCGGACATCAAAGAGTTCGTCTCGCCCATCGACGGCGAGTTGATCACGTCTCGCTCGAAGCTCAGAGCCCATGAGCGCCGGCACGGTGTCCGGCAAGCTGGGGATTTCAAGCCGGGTGAACTGATCGCCGCCGAGAAAAAGCGGATCGAGGCGAGCAAGGCAAACATCACAGGAGTTGATTTCAAATGGATCTGAAGCCTGAGAGCGGCCCCGCCGAGGGCAATGCCGGGACGGAAGACAAGGCCCCCAGCCTGGACGACGCCATCAACAAAGCGATGGCCGGTGCCGAGCAGGAGCCCGTAGCAGACGCGCGTACCGAGACCGAGCCGAAGGACGACGAGGCCCAAGAGCAAGCCAAGCCCGACCCCGCCAAGCCTGCGGAGAGCGACCCGAAGCAGGAGGCCGCCGACAAGACGGCTATTCCTGAGCTGAAGGAAGCCCCAAAGCACTGGCCGGAGGATCGCAGGAAGGCATTCGATGGGCTCGCACCGGAAGCCAAGGCGATCGTGAACGGGTTCGTGAGGGATCTCACGGCCGGCTTCACGCGCAAGTCTCAGGAGCTGAGCGACAAGGCCAGGTACCACGACGCGGTGCGCAGCCTATTTGACGAAGCCGACCAACGGGACATGCAGCAGAACGGCGTCAACGAGGTGCAGGCGATCAAGTATCTGGTCGATCTGAACCGCGCCGCGCGGCAGAACCCTGTCGGCTACATCAAATGGGCCATGCAGAACTTTGGCGTGACGCCTGAATCCGTCCTCGGCACGCAAGCGAAGCCGCAGGGTGACGCGCAGCAGGTCAAAGAGCCAACGCTCGACGACATGTTCGCCGACCCCCGAGTCGACAAGCTCAGCGCAGAGCTTGAAGCGATCAAGGCGAAGGAAGCAGAGCGCCAGAAGGCCGCCGAGGACTATCGGCGGCGGCAAGACCAGCAGCAGGAGCAGTTTTATCGTCGCGTCATCCGCGAGTTCCGCGAGGCGACCGACGACCACGGCAACCTCAAGTATCCGCACTACGACACCGTAGCGCGGAGCATGGGATCGCTGTGGGACACGCACCCTGCACTCACCCGCATGGCCGACAGTCCTGAAAAACTTGCACTCGCCTACGAGATGGCGGTGCGGGCCGACCCGGAATTGTCGAAGTCCATCCTCGATCAGCAGGTGCAATCGCGCCTGGAGGCCGAGCGCAAGCGGGACGAAGCGGAACGGGCCAAGCGAGCCGGCGGCGTGAAGCGCCCGCTGGGAGCTCCCGTCACGCGGGCCAAGCCTGCCTCTCTGGACGATGCGATCAACGCTGCGATGGCTCAGGCAGGCGTCTGAACATCCCAACGGAAACTGAAAAATGGCTACGTCCATCCCGAATACCAGCTACACGGAAATCATTACGACCACCTTGGACAACTACCGCTCCAAGATGGCCGACAACGTCACCAACCACAATCCGCTGCTTGCCAAGCTGAACAGCAAGGGCAACACGGACCCGGCTTCCGGCGGCGCTAAGCTGTTGGAAAACCTGATGTACGACGAGAACGGCACATTTTTTTCGCACTGATCAGGACGACGGTGTGATCCCTAAATAACGAGGAAGGTCATCTCTGTAGTGCAGGTTAGAGGTGGAACTTCGCGTTTTCTAGGCATCGTCGTGATAAAGCCCTGACAGTGTTGGGTGTGGATAAACTCTCTCTGATTGACTTGGACACCCCGGCGGGGGCAACAGGGCGGAAGGATGGAAACATCCACCGTGAACGACTGAGTGAGAGAGCACCGAAAGGTGAAGCGACAGTCTGGTCTCCAACTATAACGCGCGATCAAGAAGTTGGAGAGGGAGATCCGAAGAGGTTTCCCCGCCAGTCCACAAGGCTGGTGAGTAGCGGTCAGCCAGGACCGCGAAGTAACAAATCGCAAGTGGTATTCTGGCTACGAGACGCTGTCCGTCGAATCGTCCGACGTTCTCACGTCTGCGTCGTTCGACTGGAAGCAGGCGAACTGCAACGTCACGATGTCGGGCCTCGAAGAGCTGCAGAACGCCGACCGCGAGGCGGTGCACAAGCTCGTCAAGGCGCGCATCACCGTTGCCGAGAAGACGATGCAGAACAACGTCGCAGCGGCGATGTTCTACTCGAATACCGAGAACGGCGGTAAGTCGATCGGCGGCCTGCAGCACCTGATTGCGGACCTGCCGACCTCGGGCACCGTCGGCGGCATCGACCGCTTGTCGAACACCTGGTGGCGAAATCAGTACTACGATTTTTCCGACGCCAGCGTGACGGCCAGCACCTCGACCATCCAGCACGCCATGAACCTCATGTACCTGAGGACCATGCGCGGCACCGACAAGGTTGACCTCATCGTGGCCGGTGAAACCTACTTCACCTATTACGAGGAGAGCCTGCAGGCGCAGCAGCGCTTCATGTCGGAGACCAAGGCGGCCGGCGGCTTCTCCGCCTATCGCTACAAGGATGCAGAGGTGGTGTACGACTCGAACTGTGCAGCAACGCGCATGTACATGCTCAACACCAACTATCTGCACTTCCGTCCGCACACGAACCGCAACTTCGTCACGCTCGACCGCAAGTCGTCCGTGAACCAGGACGCGACGGTTGTGCCGATCTATTGGGCCGGCAACCTGACGTGCAGCAACGCCTCGCTGCAAGCGGTCATTGTGGCCTAAGCGCGAAACTCAAAGGAGAACCCACCAATGGCTTTCGCACACATCAGCCCGAACATGATCGGCGCCCAGCCTATCGCGGCCACGTCGACCACGCAGCGGCACCCGCTCGGGACCGTCGCACGGGGAGTCGACCCGACCTACGGCGCGGGCGAGTTCATCTATCTGCAGGGCATCGGCTCGACCGCCGTCGGCAGCATCGTCCAGTACGACGACAGCTTTCTGACGGCGCTCAACACGACCGAGCTGGACAAGGCGCGGCCGAACGCCATCGCCATGTCGGCCAACGTCGCAAACCAGTACGGCTGGTATCAGATCAGCGGTCTGGCCATCGCGAAGAAGGCCAACACGACCAGCTTCGCAAAGGGCGCCGGCCTGGCGTCGGGCTCCGGCCTTGCGATTGCGGTGGCCTCGGGCCTCATCATCAACGGTGCGCTCGTCGCCGTCGTCGCTTCGGCGAAGTCGGACGTGACCACCGTCAAGGTGATGATCTCGCGTCCGCACGGCCCGTCCGACGTGTCCTGACGCTAACGGAGGGGGCCGTGTGCGGCCCCCTCCCCCTTGAAGAGGAGAGAACATGGCTGCGCCGACTGCCGACGTTGTGACCAAGGTCTATCAGAACCCGCATGCGACGCTGCCGCTGCACATTCCGATTCTGGTGCTGTGCAACACGTCGGACGAGCAGCTTGCGGCCAACATCCGGCACAACGCGGCGCTTGATTTGCCGTGGGTGAAGGAAGAGCCCGCTACGGCGGTGCCGGCGGTGATGGTCGGCGGTGGTCCGAGCGCGGCGGACTGCATCGTGGACATCAAGCGGCTGGCGGATGCCGGCGCCGCCGTCTACGCCATGAACGGCGCTTCGCGCTGGCTGCGCAAGCACGGCATCGTGCCGGTTCAGGTTCTGTCCGATGCGCAGTCCAAGACCGCTGCGCTCGTCGACCCTGAGGCCGGGCACTACCTTGTCGCCTCGCAATGCGCGCCCGAAACCGTGGCCGCGTGCGACGAGCGGTTCACGACGCTGTGGCATCTCGAAATCGGCAACGTCGAGCAGCATTTCCCGGCAGAGAAGGTCAAGCGCGGCGGCTATGCGCTGATCGGCGGCGGCGCCGCGACGGGCAACGCGGCACTGTGCGTGGCCTACGCGCTGGGGCACCGCGAATTCCACGTTTTCGGCTACGACAGCTCGCACCGCGAGGGCCGTGGGCACGCCTATTCGCAGCCGATGAACGATCTCATACCCACCGTCGACATCACCTATGCAGGCCGCACGTTCACGGCGTCGGTGGCGATGAAGGCGCAGGCCGAGAAGTTTCAAATCACCAGCCAGGCGCTCAAGCAGTCGGGCTGCACCATTCATGTCTACGGGGACGGGCTCCTGCAGCACATGTACCGGACCCCGCCGGAGAAGATGACCGAGCGCGACAAGTACCGCGCCATGTGGCAGCACGACGATTATCGCACGATCGCGCCCGGCGAGGCTCTGATCCCCGTCATCAAACAGCGCTTCGAGGCGCCCGGTCCCGTGATCGACTTCGGGTGCGGGACGGGCCGGGCCAGTGTCGCGCTGGCTGCAGCCGGTTATGACGTGATCCTCGTCGACTTCGCCGACAACTGCCGCGACGACGAGGCGCTGGCGCTGCCGTTCCTCGAATGGGACCTCGCGCACCCCAACCCGCTGCGCGCGCCCTACGGCATTTGCGCCGACGTGATGGAGCACATCCCGCGCGATCAAGTCGACACCGTGATTGGCAACATCATGGAAGCGTCAGCGCACGTGCTGTTCCAGATCTCACTGGTTCCCGACAGCATGGGCGTGCACATCGGCCAGCCGCTGCATCTGACGGTGGAGCCGGCCGCATGGTGGCTCGCCACGTTCGAGCGGCTTGGCTTCACTGCCGAGCTCGTCGCAGACATCGAAGGCATCGCGGCGCAGATCGCCGTCAAGAGAGAGGACTGATTGCATGCGAGACGTATGGTTCCCCGCCGTGGAGTCGAAGAACGTCGTCGGCCGGTTTGTCGATGTCGACACGGTCGATCCGGTGCGGTCGCAACAGGAGCAGCGCGAGGTGCTGAAGCGCGTCACCGTGCTGCAATCAAAGGTGGTCGGCAGCCACGACGTGTCTCACGATCGGGTCAAGCCGTTCAACAAGGACGCGTTTACGTCACGCTTTCCCGGCGCCTGGCCGCATTACGAGAAGATGAAGGCGCAGCCTGTCGTCGATGACGCGGTGCCCGTGCTGCAAGGCGAGATTTCCGGCACGCCGCTCGATAAGGCCGACTTCCTGCCGCGCGACCGGATTTCCTGGCTGCATCATCAGGGCATCCAGACCATCGAGCAGATCCGCGACCTCTCCGATGCGCAGTGCCAGAACATCCAGGGCGCATCGAAGTGGCGGCGTCAGGCCAGAGACTTCCTCGCTAGGACATAATCGCCATGGCAAGCACCTGCGCAATCTACAAGCACGGCATTCAACTCGGTACGGGCTCGTGCTCGGATGCGTCCGCCTCGATCACCAGCTACACCGGCACCGCCCCTCGGGATGGTCGCAACGTGCAGGTGGTCGTCACGCAGGCGGGCACCCATGCCGGCCGCTCGTGGAGGTCCCGCGTGATCTCTGGCTCTGGCGGGGCCACGCTGACACTCTCCGACAAGTGCCCGTATGTAGGGGCCTGACACATGGCAACGATGTCTGAAATCCTGTTGGAGGACGGCGACGATAGCGGGGCGCGCCGCCGTCGCATTCAGCGTATGGCAATGTCCGGTATTGAGCCAACCGCTGACGACAAGGCGTGGCTTGCATCGCAATTGCCGAAGCAGAACGAAAACGTTTATCGGTTGGCCGACACGCTGACGCCGTTCCCGGCGATGTACGACGCCTATCAAGACCCGTCGCTGGCCAACATTACACGTGCCGGTGTTCAGACTGCGGCGACGGTTGGAAAGCCGCTGGCGGCGCTTGGAGCGCTTGCTGGTGGGTATGGCGTCGCAGCAGCGGAAGATGCCGGTCTGTTCGAGACATCGGCAAACGCGCAAACGGTGCGCCAGTCGAACGCAAAGGCTGCCGCCGCCAAGGCAGATGCGGCTGCTGAGGTGGCAAAGCTAAAGGCCAAGACGGAAGCCGACAGGCTTGCCGCAGAGATTGAGTCAAAGCGCAAAGCTGACGAGCTTGCTGCGGAGAAAGCGGCAGCAGAGCAAGGCGAATATCGCGCGGCTATCGACAAAGCCGATAAGGTTCTTGCCGCTGAGCTGGCAGCGCGAAAATCAAAACCGTTTGCCGAAACGGAAGTAGGAAAGCTGTACGAAAAGACTGGAATTGCAACGCCGTTCTTGCTTGCAGCCGGGCTTGCTGGGCTTACCCGCGCCGGATCTGGCGGTGGGTCCAAAATGAAAGAATACGGCATCCCGGTTGCCGAGGGCGCTGCCGCTGGCGCCACAGTGGCCAACTGGCCACTTGGTCATGAGTTGATATTCCAGCCCGCCGAAAACCCCGAAAAAGCGGCATACCGTGCGTATGCACGCGAACTCCCGCCGACGCATCCGCGCAAAGAAGAGTGGACAAACTACGCCAACTCTTTACCAGACGCCAACCCCGCGCGCACGACGGCTGCATCCGAGTTTTACGACCCGGTAAAATTTGCAGAGCGCAGCGGCATCGGGCTTGTTGAGGGAATCGCAGGCGGACTAGCCGGGCCTGCCGCTTGGCGTGCTGCGTCACGTGCCGGACCGAAGGCGGCTGATGCTGTTGAAGGAGCGGCAACGCTTCCAGGCAGGGCAGCGCAAGGTTACAGCAAGGGGATGACCGGAGCGGCCGACGCAGAGTCAAAGCTGCTTAAGAAGCGTTCGCAAATTGCTGCGCAGGAACAAGCCGGTCAAGGTCGGAGCGCAGTTGCTCAAGCACCTGGCGGCGCTCAGCCGCTGGCAGTTTTGCCAGAAGACCTGCCAAGTCTCCCGCAAGGGACAAGCAGTCCTCAAGTTGCTCTTGCCGTGCCTGAGAAGCGACTTCGTTCATCTGAGGGCTCCTACGACCCTAGCGTTCACACGCCAGTTTCACGTCAATACATTGATGATTTGCTTACGTCAGGTCAACCACTTCCCGCCCGGAAAGACGTAAGCGCAGAATTGACACGGCGTTTTGATGAGGCAGGCACGCCAGCAGTTGCGCCCGCTGCGCTCAACTCGAAGGTGCGGCAAACGCTGCCGGTTGTGCAGGGCGTTGAGGGGACTGGAACGGCAACGCAAAAAAAGGTTTTGGATAGCGTTCTTGGAAAGCCCGGCTTCCTTGGCGTTCCGGCTGCGGCTGGAGGTGCTGCGGCGACGATGCCAAGCGATGCACAAGCGTCCGTCGCGGACGCCGTGTTCAAGCAGTACATGGGCGGCCGGGACCTGTCGCAGATCACGCCGGCCGACGTGGCGGGCAACACCGGGGCGGAACCGTCGCTGATCGGCCGCTACCTCGACGCCATGCGGGCGAAGGTCGGCGGGCTTCCGACGCGAATGGAGCAGACCAACGCGGTGAAGGCCATCCGCGACAACGGCGGGATCATCGAGTCGGACACGTCCCCGACCGGGTTCCGCGAGGCCAACGGACGCTTTGCGAGGGCTGCGGAATGATGATGTCGAAGGTGCTCAAGGACGAGGGCGGCGGATCGTCGTCGATGGCGCAGCTCGCCAAGCGCGTGTTCAAGGCGCGCGACGCCGCGCACTTCCAGCACTGGAAAACCAAGTCCTACGCCAAGCACATGGCGCTTGGCTCGTTCTACGACGACGTGATCGAGCAGATGGACGCCATCGTCGAGGACTTCCAGGGCGTCAAGGGCCTGATCCCGTCCGATGGCGACGACGGCGACATCCTGAGCCAGTTGCAATCCGAATGCGAGTGGATCGCGGCCAACCGCGAGAAGCTGGCCGGCGGCGTGCCTTCGGTGCTGAACAAGATCGACGATTTGATCGGCATCTACACGTCGACCATCTACAAGCTCAAGCACCTGGGCTGACGCCATGAGCCTCGGCAGCATCTGCACCAACGCGCTTCGGGAACTGTCGGGCTTCGAGATCCCCGCCAGCTTCTACGGCAACACCAACCTGACGGCCCGCACCTGCGTTGCGCTGGTGCGCCGCGAGGCGATGACGCTCGAGCGCACCTATCGCTGGTCGGAGTTGATCGACACCTACACGCTGTCAACCGTTGAGGGCCAGGACAGCTACGACCTGCCGAGCGACTACCGCGCGTTCGCCAACCAGTCGCATTGGGACCGCACCAAATCGCGCCCGATGATCGGCCCGGCCTCCGGCGCCGAATGGCAATGGCTGAAGGGCTATCTCGCGGCAGGGGCCACCATCGACCGCTGGTGGAGGCTGCAGGGCACCAAGTTCTACATCCACCCGGTGCCGACCAATACCGGGGACACCATCGCCTTCGATTACTACTCGAAGAATTGGGTTACGAAGCAGTCGGACAACTCCAACACCTCCGACTGGACGAGCGACAACGACACCTCGCGGCTCGACGAGGAGTTGCTGACGGCCGGTCTCAAGTGGCGCTTCCTGCAGGCCAAGGGCATGCCGTTCGAGCCGGAATATAAAGAATACGAGACGTTGGTGGAGCACGCGCAGGCCGACAACGGCGGCAAGCGCAAGATCACGCTCGGTCCGACAGGCGTCATTCCGACGAAACTGCCGGATCGAGGGTTTGGGCCTCCGGGCTGATGGGAGAGCATCATGGCTGATCGTTTCGGTAACGACATTCTCGCCGAGTTGAGCCTACAAGCGACAGCGGCACGGGAGTTGGCCCGCGATGCCGAAGGCCAACCTGGCGGGTTCTACGGTGCGCGCTCGATGGGCGACATCCTCAAGGGACGTTGATGGGCCTCCTCATCAGCCGCGGACAGCGGCCCAGCTTCAAATGGCGACCGACGCAGTTCGAGTTGGGGCAGTCGCGCACGCTGCCGGCCCCCTACGCCGGGCTCAACCTGCGCGACGACATCACGACCTTGAAGCCGAACGAGGCGCGCGTCCTCGAGAACTGGATCGCCAACACCGGCAAGCTGAAGCTGCGCGAGGGCTACGACGACCACGCCACGGATGTCGGGTCCGGCGATGTGCCGACGCTGGCCGCCTATCAGGGGCTCACCACGTCGAAATTGATCGCGGCGTCAAACGGCAGCGTCTACGACGTGACCAGCGCCGGCAGCGCCACGTCGAAGGGATCGGGGTTCACCGAGAACCGCTGGCAGACCGCCTGTTACAACAACAAGCTGGTAATGGTGAATGGAACCGACACGCCGCAGACCTTCGACGGGTCGAGCTTGTCGGGCGGCGGGTGGACTGGAACCGGCTTGACGGCAACGAATCTCATAAACGTTGCGCTGGTCCGCAACCGTCTGTGGTTCTGCGAAAAGAACTCGGCCGATGTCTGGTATGGCGGCATCGGCTCGATCACGGGCTCTCTCACCAAGTTCCAACTTTCGCAGATCGCGACCGGCGGCATCTGCATGGCGATCGGCTCATGGTCGCGCGATGCCGGCGACGGCGCCGACGATGCCACCGTGTTCGTGATGTCGACCGGCGAGATCATCGTCTATCAGGGCGACCCGGCGACCACGTTCGACCTCACCGGCAAGTTCTGGACCGGCGCATCGCCCATCGGCCGCAAGTGCATGACGAAGGTTGGCGGCGAGCTCGTCGTCATCACCAAGCTCGGCTATCTGCCGGCATCGGCCGCGGTCGGCGGCGGCTCGCTCTCGTCCGTGTTCGGCGGCACCGGCATGGACCTCGCCCGCATCGACCCGTGGGGCAAGATCGCGCCCGATGTGATCAACAAGGCGGACCTCTACGGCGACAATCTTGGATGGCAGGCAACAGCCCACCATGGCGTGCTCTACGTAACCATTCCGACCGTCGCCGGCACCGTCGCACGCCATCACGCTCTCAACATCGGCACCGGCTCATGGTCGGAGTTGTCCGGCTGGCCATCGGCGTCGATGGCATCGTTCAACGACACCCTCTACATGGGCTCGTTCAACGGGACTGTGCTCTCTGTCGGATCGGCCACCGACAACGGCGTCAACATCACCTCGCGCGCATCCGGCGCGTTCGTCATCCCGTCCTCGACGCAGACGAACAATCTGTTTACTGCGGCGCGACCCAAGATCGTGGTGGCCGGCAACGTGTCCGGCGTGATCGGCGTCGACACAGAATACGTGCTGAGGCCATACATCGGTGACAGCGTCGATTTCTCGTCCGGCTACGTCTCGACGCCGTGGGGATCGGAATGGGGCAGCCCGTGGGCATCGTCGCCGACCTCGGCCCCGACGTGGTTCTCGGTGACCGGCGAGGGGCGCAGTGTGTCGGTGCGCCTGTCGGTGACGGCGGAATCCTCGGACGTGCAATGGTTCGCCACCGACATTGCCTTCAAGCCGGGGAGCATACGGTGATCGTCCACGCGCAGACGCAGCAGCAACGGTCCATCGGCGTGATGTGGCTTGCGCCGCGTGTCGGCGAGACCCCGGAAAGCCTCGTGTGGAACCTGCCGTATGAGATCCAGATCGTGCTCAACGGTGCCGGGGATCGCATCGTCGGCGCGGTGCTGTGGAACCAGTGGCGCGGGCGCTCCATCGAAACGCATTGGGCCGGCGAGTGCGGCTGGCTCACCCGTGGCGTGCTGCGTGAGGTGTTCGCGTTCCCGTTCGAGCGGTTGGGCTGCCGGCGCATCACCGGCATCATCCGACGCAAGAACCGGACGGCGCGCAAAACCGCGGAGCGGATCGGCTTCAAGCTCGAAGGTGTCGCCCGCGAAGGGTTCGAGGACGGGACCGACGCCATGATCTACGGCATGACACGATCAGATTGCAGGTGGCTATCATGAGCAAGGGCAGCAAGCCGAAATACGACGCTTCGGCCTCGACCAGCGCGCAGACGGCGGCCAATCAGGCGGCGATGGCGACCAACGCGCGGGCGGCGAACCGCACCGGGCCGTTCGGATCGGTCACCACGCAGGTCGATCAGAACGGTATCCCGACCGGGCAAACGACGGCGTTCTCCGATGCGATGCAGCCGGGCGTCAACAACACGCAGGCGGCGCTCAACACGACAACGAGTTGGCTTCCCAAGCAGCAGTTCTCAGCCAACGTCAATGCCGACGAGGCCCGTAGCGCCGTCCGTGACGCGGCCATGGTCGGCATCGGCAATCAGTGGAGGATGGCCGACAAGGCCAACGAGGTGCGGATGGCCGAGCGCGGCATTCCGATCGGCTCGGAGGTCTGGCGCGATGTCGAGACGCAGACCGGCATCGACCGCGGCAACCAGATGACGCAACTCGAAGGGCAGGTCTACCAACTCGGCGCGCAAGAGGAGCAGCGCCAGAGGAACAATCAGATGCAGGATTACATGCTGCCCTACGAGCAGGCGCAGCGCACGCAATCGTTGCTCGGCGGCTACAACCAGTTCCTGCCGCAGGCGCCGGCCATCCCGATGATGACGCCGGTCAACGCGCAGGGCGCCTACGATCAAGCCTACAAGGCGCAACTCGACGCCTACAACGCCGAACAGCAGGGCTGGCAGAACGCGCTCAAGCTCGGCGCCGGGCTCGCCACCGCGCCAATGACCGGCGGCACCAGTCTCATCGGCATGGGTGCCAGCCGCCTGTTCAACACGCCGCAAGCCGTCAATCCGTATGCCGCTTCAGGCGGCCCCTACTAAAGGCGAAGCACCATGGCCACCATGTGGACGCCTGAAGCCAACATCGACCAGTCCAGGCGTTCGGCGCAGAACTTCTGGACCACGCCGCAGGGCGGCTACGGCTCCGGCTGGGGGGCGGCGCTCGCCGCGCTCGGAGCGGGTGCCGGCTATGGCCTGTTTTCCTCCGACGCCAATGATGCCGAGCGGTCGAACCAGAAGGCCCGCACCGACTTGATGACGCAGGTGGCGCAGGCCCCCGACAACATGTCGATGGGCAAACTGCTGCTGTCTTCCGGCATCCCCGGCATGGACACGCAGGGGCTGAGCACCATCACGGCCGAGCGCAACCGGGCGGCAAGCCAAGGCTTCCAGGCGAGCCAGGCGGCGGAAGCGCGGGCGCATGCGGAGAAGATGCAGCGGGCCGGCTGGGCGCATCAGGCATCGATGCGGGAAGAGCCGGAGATCGTTCGCACGCTGAAGGCGGCCGGCTACGTGCCTGGGACGCCGGCATTCCAAGAGGCGCTGAAATCGACCATCAAGGGCCAGGACCCGATGGCGCAGGCGAAGATCGGCGTGCTGCGGGAGTTGGGCCTGCTTCCAAGCGAGCAGCCGGCGGCGCCCGCTCCCGTCCCCGCGCAGCCGCGACTCATTCCGCAGTCGAACGAAGGTCCCGACGCCGATCCGAACCTCATCCCGATCCAGGCCGGCGGCCCCGCGCCAGCGCCTCAGACGCCGCCGCAAGGCCCCGCCATCATGCAGGGCCTCACGCCGCAGCAGAAGGCCGCCATGGGCCTTGCCATCGTCGGCATGGGCGATGCTGGCAAGATCCTGTCGGACGCCGGGAATGCCGGCGCGATGGGCAAGGAAGGCATCAACGAGCTCGACAAGCAGGTGATCGCCAAGGTTACCGACATCGGCGATCTGGAGAACATCGCGGCCAAGTACAGCAAGGATTATCTCGGGCTGAAGGGCGCGGCTCAGGGCAAGATGCTCGAATGGCAGGACTGGCTTGCCGGCGGCATCAAAGACCCGCAGCAAAAGGCTTGGTACGACGGCTATTCGAAGTTCGCAGCGGCGACCACGGAACGGCTGAACAACAAGATCAAGGCGCTGTCCGGCGCTGCCGTTTCGGCTGCCGAGGAAACCCGCATGTACGCGGCCAATCCGACCATCAAGGACGGCCCTGACCGCTTCAAAGCGAAGCTCAAAGAGCAACTCGATATTCAGCGCGCGGCGGTAGCCCGCTATAACTGGCTGCGCACGCAGTACAAGGGCACGCCCGAGCAGATCGCGGCGCTGGCGAAGTCGGGGAAGATCGAGCAGTTCCCGCTCGATGGCATGAAGAAGATCTACAGCGACCGATCCGACCAGATCGAGCAGGAGCTTCGCAAGGCCAACCCGCAGGCTCGCCCCGAACAGATCGACCAGGCCCGCCGCGCTCGTCTTCGCGGGGAGTTCGGCATATGACCGAAAGCGCCTGGGACCGCGATTTCGGTGCGCTGGAGTATGTGCAGGACCGTCAACCCGCGCCGACGCGGCAGCCCGGCCCGACCGTCGTGCCGATGCCGACCGTGCCGCAGGCCCGCGCCCCGCGCCAGAAAGCGCCGTCGACCGCGCTCGATCCGATGCCGCCGGAGCCGGTCGCGCCCGCCACGCCTGAGCCGCCCGCCATCCCTGCCGAGCCGCAGAAGGAATGGGGCGACCTCATGCGCAAGCATGCCGTCCCGGCGCAGGACTGGGGCGGGCTCGTCGACCGGACCTACAGCTACCGCGACAATCCGGGGCTCGAAAGCCGCACGCCGATCGATGCGGACCTGAAGGCGTTCGCCAAGAAATACCCCGACATCGGCAAGGAAGGCTTCTGGGAGCCAAAGGCAAGGCCGCCTTCGGCCGTTCCGGCTCCGGCCGGGGCAGAGGCACCGCAAACCGCTCCCGCCGCTCCTGCGCCATCTGGCGGGGCCTGGGACAAGGATTTCGGCCGTGTTGAGGCCGCACCCGCCGCGCCGCCTCCTCAGAAAGTCGCAGACCCCAATGCCGAGCCCGACGCGCCGACGTGGCTTGGCCGGCGCATTCAGGACGTGCGCGGCAAGCAAGATCCCCGTTACGCCAAAATCCCCAACATCGCCCGCGTGCTGCAGGACGAGGGCGAGCACAGCTTGGGCGGCGAGCTTGCATCCTGGACGCTCGGCGCGTCGGACAAGGACATGGCCAAGACCTATCAGGCCATGCTGGGGCGGCGCTACGTCGGCACCGAGCAGGATGCCAACGGCTATCCGATCATTGTCTACAAGGGCAAGGACGGGTCAGAGCAGCGCGCCTACGTCAACACGCCCGGCCTCGACGCGCAGGACGTGGCGCGGGGCGGCTACGGGTCGCTCCCGTTCATGGCTGCCGGCAAGGTGGCAACGAGCCTGCTCAAGGGCGCTCCGCTGCTCGGTCGCATGTTCGGGCAGGCCGGCGCTCAGGGTGCCGCCAGCGTGGCGCAGGACGCGGCAGCGGCTGCGACGGGCGTCTCCGATATCGACGTTGGCAACTCTGCCGTGAAGGCCGCTCTCGCCGCTGGCTTCGGCGCGGGTGGCGAAGCGCTCGGCGCTGCCGCCGGAGTCTACGCCAAGCACCAGGCCGCGAAGCGCCTCGCCGAAGGGGGACGCCTCACCCCGGAAGGCGTCAAGGCCGCAAAGGAAGCCGGCATTGATCCGGGCCAGATCACCGGCAAGCTGGCGGACGAGTTCGCGGAAGCCTTCGCGCGCTCCGGCGATGCGCAAGGGGCGCTAAAGGAGATTACCTCGAAGGAATGGGGTATCCCGCGCACGGTCGGCGAGTTGACCGGGAACAAGAACCAGCTTCTGCGCGAGCAACAATACCGCGGCGGCACCTACGGCGACACGGCGCGGACCCGCGTCGAGCAGTTCGACAAGCGGCAGTCCGACGCGATCACCAATGCCATCGAGGGCGAGATTAAACCCGGCAAACCTGGGCTCTACGGTCAAGTTGCTCCGGCCAGGGCCGGCGAAAAGCTGAACAAGGGCGATATTGGCGGTAACATTCGCGCCAACACGGAAGCCGCTTACGAAGCCGCCAAGGAATCCGAGAAGCAGGCATGGTCGAAGGTTGGCCGTGTCGACGCCACGGAAGAGGCGCTGGCCGAGTTGCCGAATGCGGTTGCGGCCAAGACGCGCGACGTTCTGATTGATGAAGCCGTGACGCCGATGGCCGCCAAGATGGCCAAGAGCATGGATGACTTCATGGCCGGCAAGTCGCCTGCAAAGGCCGCCGACATCCTGTCGAACACTCCGGCCGGCGACGTGAATACGATGCGCAAGCGCTTGCTTGCCATGTACCAGAACGCGGCGACGAGCGAGGACAAGCGCGCAGCGCGGGCTCTCTACGAGGCGTATAACGATTGGATACCTGTTGCCGCCGAGCGCGCTGGCGACTTCGAGACCGCGACCGCGATGCGGATTGCCCGTGGTATCAGCCGTGAGGTGCATGAGGCGTTCGACGGGCAGGCTGGAACCCCTGCCGCTCGCATCATGGCGCAGATCCTCCGAAAGGCTGACAGCCCCGAACTCATCGTCAACGAGATGCTGAGCGCTCCCGGAAAATCGGAACTGCGATCCGGCAGCCGGCAGGTCACGGAAATGCTGTTCAAGGCATACGACAAGTATCTATCGCCTGAAGCCGCCGAGGTCGCAAAAGGGGACATTCGCCTCGCCTTTCTGCACCGCGCGCTGAACATGAAGACCGGCGAGGTGATGACGCCCGGCAAGATGCAGACCGCGCTCAAGACGATGCGCGAGAACCAGGCTAGCCTTTACAACTACCTGTTTGCCGAGCCGCAGCGCAAAAGTCTGCTTAATCTCGAGCGGGCCATGGAAGGCATCGAGAAGAAGAACCCGAACACCTCGTGGAGCGCGATTGGTGCAGGCGCGATGATGCGCGACCTCGGCAAGGCGCTATATACTTTCGTTGGCGGCAACTCGGTGACCGGCAAGATCATCGGGACCGGCCTCTACAATCGCGTCGAGAAAACGCTTGGCGGCGTGCGCGCAAGCCAAGCGACAGGCAACGGCATGGGCGCGTCTCTGCCCTCGCTTCCCGCTCCATCCTACGGCGGCTTTGGCGGTGCTTACGGCGCCAGCAGAAGCGACAGCAAGTAGCGGTGTAGCCAGACCTTCGTCACCCACAGCGTAACGAGCACCACGGCGATACCGATCGTCGTGAGCACCCGTCGCATTGCGTTCCACACCCCATTCCAGACAGGCAGGACACTCGATGCCTTGGTCAGGTTCATCTCCCAATCAGACGTTCACCCGCACCGACGGCACCCGCACCGGCTCCACCACGTGGCAGGAGGCCGATGGTGCCGGCGTCGACATCATCGCTGTCGATCACGACACTCACGACCAGGATCTTGCATCCGGCATCAACGCGGCGCTGAAGAAAGACGGCGGCAATCAGCCATCGGCCAATCTTCCGATGGGGTCGTACCGCCACACCAACGTGGGAGATGCCCAGGCGCTGACGCAGTATATCTCAGCCGGGCAAGCATTCTCTAACGTCGGGCACTACATCTCCACAGTCGGCGGCACGGCAAACGCCATTGCCCTGACAACCGGGTTCTCGCTTACGGCGTATGCGGCCGGGCAAGAATTCTCGTTCAAGGTCGCAAGCGCCAACACCAGCACCGTTACTGTCAACGTCGACAGCCTTGGGGCCAAGGCAATTGTCTCGGCAGATGGTGACGCGCTGCAGGCCGGCGACCTTCCGGCAAACTCCCTACCGACGATCCAGTATGATGGAACACAGTTCCGGCTCAAGGCGCGTCCGGTCTCGATCGGCGGCTCAGGCGATATTCTGGCGCGCATCACGCCAGTGGGCGCCATCATCCCATGGCCTGGAACGACGGCACCGGCCGGCTGGCTCCTGTGCTATGGCCAGGCTGTATCGCGCAGCACGTATGCCGAACTTTATGCCGCGATCGGCACGACATACGGGACAGGTGACGGCTCAACGACATTCAACCTGCCCGACTACCGAGGCCGCGTGCCGTTTGGCAAAGACAACATGGGCGGATCGGCTGCAGGTCGCCTGACCTCCACCTATGGGCCAGACGGAACGACGCTCGGTTCGGTCGGTGGCGCGCAATCCGTTACGCTGACAAGCGGACAAATCCCAAGCCACAATCACTCTGCATCCGTCAGTGATCCCGGCCACTCGCATCAGCAGACCGTTACAGCCGATGGCGGTCTGACCGGCTCCACAACCGGCGGCGGCTTCAGCGCCTATGCTTTCGACGGGGCTCAATCCACCGGCGCATCCGTCACAGGCATCTCTGTCACCATTGGCAACACAGGTGGCGGCGGCGCCCATGCCAACGTGCCGCCTGCAATTGTTCAAAACTATATCATTCTGGCGTTGCCGGCGACAGCTTCAGCCGCAACGGTTGGCGTCAATGGTCTGCTCTACAAATGGAGCACGGTGACGAGCGACACAGACCCCGGCGCTGGTTATCTTGGCCTGAATAACGCAACGATTTCGAGCGCAACAACTCTCTATATCAGCGAGACAGATGTCGTCGGCGCCAGCATGGGACCGGCGATCGCCTTGTGGGACGACTCGACATCGACGACAAAGGGCACGCTTTACATCTACAAGGTCGGTCAACTCTCGACCTATGCTGTGTTCACTGTCAGCGGATCAATCACGGACGCTGGAACATATGACAAGGTCACACTGTCTCACGTCACGTCCGGCGGCTCTTTCTCGTCCGGCGACCAGCTTGCCGTCTTGTACGTCCCTAACGGCGACAAGGGCGACACAGGAGCGCCGGGAAGCGCCGGGCCGACCGGACCCAACACCGGATTGGATTACGCATGGGCCTCTGCGACCAGCGGAGATCCCGGCAGCGGGAATGTGCTTTACAACAACAGCACGCCGGCCAGTGTAACGCAGATCAACATTTCAAAGACCGGGCGCAACGGCGAAAGCCTTGGCGCTGTCATCGCGACATGGGACGATTCGACAAACACCGCGCACTATGGCCATTTGCGCGTCCTGGCGGTGACGGATCGAACGAAGTTTATCGAGGCCGAGGTCACCGGCCTGTCCGATCAGACGACGTACTATGCCGTGACCGTCTCGACCACTGCGAGCGGCACCTTGCCGTCGGCCGGAGATGTGATCGCGGTTGTTTTCGAGCGCACAGGAAACAAGGGTGTTGACGGTACCGGAACCGGCGATGTTACCGGGCAAGCGGCGTCTGTCGATGGCGAGATTGCGCTGTTCTCATTGACCACCGGCAAGGTCATCAAGCGGGCCACGACAACGGGTCTTCTGAAGGCGTCGTCGGGTGTTCTGGCGCAGGCGGTGGCCGATACCGACTACACTGCAAATAGCTTTAAGACGATTGCTGTTTCAGGGCAGTCTGATGTCGTCGCCGATAGCGCTGCCGACACGCTGACGCTGGCAGCCGGCTCTGGAATTACTATAACGACGGACGCAAGCACAGACACGGTGACGTTTGCCGCAAGCGGCGGGGCAGGTTCGCCATCAGAGCCGCAAGGCCGGCTTACGCTCACATCGGGAACACCAGTTCTCACGTCGACCGTGAGCGGTGCAACTACTATCTATTATGCACTTCATGCTGGACGATACGTGCCGATTTATAACGGCACGTCGTGGACGATGACGGATATCGGCGGGGAGTTGTCGCAGGCAACGTCTGACGCGACCAAAAGT